CCTTGGGAGCTGAGCCGCATCCGGTCAACGCCAAGACACAAGCCAACAGAAATGTGGGCATCACCGCGATAGCAAGAGCTCGCATTATTGTGCCCTTGCTTGCTTGGCTTCGGCGATCAACTGCTCAAATACGTCTTTCTTCATTTCAAGACGAGCATAAGTGTAATGACGTCCGTTCATGGTAAAATGACCTTTTTCGGTTTTTACATGTTTGCGGATAGCAGTATCTGTGACTTTGTAAGAAATCATAGTGCGAGTAGTTTTCTTGTCATTAACAATGTCAATCACAGTTTCAGAATTTACAGAACCGTTGATGCGTTTTGCAAAGTTGTTCATGGCAATGGCATCCATCTGTTCTTCTGCTGCCTGTGCGTGAATCGATTCACCTGCACCGCAGGCATAGACCATGTCTTCTTTCCACCAGAACCAACCCTTGACGCCTTCTTGAGCGCAGTCTTGATACCAACTAGGTTGCGCATAGGTCTTGCGATCTGGGATATCTTTCATTGAAGAACACCCTGTAACGGCTGCTGCCAATAAGCCTACTAAAATTGCCTTTTTCATCGTTTGCCTTTCTGTGTGTGTAACGATAACAATAGTATAGCACCACAGCCGACCAAAGTCAACCGGGTGCCTTACCAATTTACTTGAAGAAGATCAGGGCCATTAGCACAGCCTGGACAATAAATCCAAATCCAATAGTGACAATGTTCAACATGTCTTTTTGGATTGTGGCTTTGACGAACAACAGAGTCAATCCTGTCCAAACCAACAACACCAAATCCACACCCGGTAGTTTATCGGTCAGTCCTGCCATCACTGCCAACATGCTAGGCACCGTGGCGGAGTGCAGAACAATAGCCGCAAGCCAACCAAATGTTTCTGCTGAGATCACAGAGATTTTGGTTTGAACAAAGGCTTTGACTTGATTGATGTCGATCATATTTTGATTCCTTTCTGTTTGTAAAAAATGTGCTGTCCGATTTGACCTATTTTGTCTAACGGCCATCTTGGGTTAACGTAGGTGGCATGATAATACAAAGCATCTTTGAGAATAGACAATCTAAATCCTTCCAAAAGAACTTTTTTAGCGACTTCATAGCTTTCATTGTATGCTTCCTTGTTGATTGGTCTGTTTCTATGTACCGAGTCACATGCCCATGAGAATTGACATACAACTTTTTCCATGAATACATTTTTTTGGTATACTACTCCGCAGACATCGTTGCCAAATTTTCCAGCGGCTACCCGATTCATAGTTACCTGCGCCACTGCTACTTTACCTTCGAAGGGCTCATACCCTGCTTCACGATAAATGTTGATGGCCAAACAGTCCAACTGTTTTTCACGTGTTTGTATTGAAACCACGTCCTTGCTGTAGGCACCATTCTGTTGTTTCAGCTGTTGAAACTTAGCAGTGGTCATGTTAGTAACTAACCATACCACAGCGATCACTCCTAATACATAGGATACTACTTTAAATGATTTTTCCATAAGTCCTCCTTTGACTTGGTGTAATCCAAAATACAGATTACATTACATAAAGGGAGTTAACTTCACGAGGCTCTGAAAGAACCCTACTTTCGTGTAGTTGTCTCCATTGGACGCACAATCTCATAACTTGTGTGCCTCTGGCGACCCTTGGCATCCCGAAAATACGGGTTTCTCATTGGCCAAGACCCGCGGAATCGTTTCTGCTTTTGACATACTTTGATTCAACTATCTTAGTTTCTTTGCGAAACGTTTAATATATATCATACTTTCTTTCTTTCAAGTTGTAAACCGGCGGTTATCGACGCATTTTGGAGATATCTACAGCTTCTTCATCACTAAACACCGGAACGGCATTGCTCTTGTGCATTGTGGCAATGCCTTTGACTTTGGTTCCTGTGTAGATTGGACTGGCTTTCAACACAGCGTTACCACCGGTATCTACACTTTTAATGTGTGCTGTGGTATTACGGCCTTCTGGAATTTTCAAACTGTATGAACTGCTCAAACTAGGAGCACTCAATCCACGAGTTCGTTTCTTTTCTTCGGCCTCTATGCCCCATTTTTTCTGCAATTCTTTCCAAGATTCATCCAATTCACGAGTTTTGCGGGCATGATCTGCAGAAGCAAATTTCTTCTTGCCTTTTTTCTTGCCTGTGGTTGACAGCCACGGACCTTCTAAATGCATGCTCAAAATAGAACTCCTAAAAATTTACTGTAGTCTTATTATAACGTCTTTGTCAGTGTTTGTCAATGCCAAAATAGGGGTCGTTTTTCAACCAGTTATAATAGATTTCAAATCCTTGATCTACATCCACTTTTGGATTAAATCCAAAATCATTTCGAGCCTTGGTAACATCTAGTGCTCCGCGACTAGGAAAGTCTGCATCTTTATCTCGAACTTCGATACTGCCGCGCCCTGCTAATTTAACAGCAAGCTCAGCAGCACTTAATAAAGTCTTGCTATGACTCTTTGTAATATTGTATGTGTTATTTGCTGCCTTGTCTGAAAGTGTGGCAGCAACAAATCCGTCAGCAGCGTCATCAACATAGGTAAAGTCTAAGGTTTCATTTCTGCCATTTACCTTAAGTGTTTCACCACGCATGGCAGTAAGCAAAAATTTCGAAATAACACGATCCTCCACATCTAATGGACCATATACTGCACTTGGTCTTAGAATGGTATGCTCGATACCATGTTTGCGTGTGTAATCTTTGACTAACCATTCACCGGCAAGTTTAAGAATACCGTATTGACCCTGAGGGCGGCACTCTGCATCTTCTGTGACATAATCTTCAAAGTCACCATAGACCATACTACTGCTAGCATAGGTAAATCTGCGAACACCGTGTTCTACTGCTTTTTCTAATAGCATTAATAGTCCAGTGCTCATTACTGTGCTTCCCCACGTAGGATTGGCATTGACTACTTTTTGTCTAGGAAATGATGCAAGATGGATAATTGCTTCAATGTTGTGTTTAGGTAATAGCCAATCAAACATACTACCTTCAAGAATATCATTCACATGAATCTCAGAATGTTTAATAAACTTTCTTCGTTCTATCATTAAATGATCAAGCTCTTCTTGAGGAATGATTCCATAGTTAGTCATAACATCATAGACAACCACAGTGTGTCCTTGATCCTCTAACTTTCTAACAATATTATGCCCAATGAGGCCCATACCACCGGTTACTAGAATATTCATTTTGTTTGATTAGAAATAGTTTTATACCCCTTGCCGGTAGGGTGTATGCGATCCGGGCTTAGATCGTGGGTGCGAGTTTCGATAACACGATCATGATACTTGTTGGCCACAGCCCAAACTGCCTTGCGTTTTTCTTCTTTGATAGCCGGCAAGATCCAATAAACACGATCTGCTTGAACCAATTGACGCAGGGTGTCCAATTCTTCAAAGGTGTTTATCTTTTCAGTATCGTTTGATCCTAGGCTGATAATAACGTGTTTGGCCTGTGTATCACCTTTGGTGTGTAACAGATACCGGTTCACATAGTCATAGCTGTTGATACCACTCTTGGCATGAGTAACACATTCGGTACGAACCTGTCCCACACCTACTGCAAGGCTGTCGCCTAGAATCAAACATTCCAACATAAGTTTTCCAAAAATGTTAATCATAAAATATATTATAACATACTTAATACATATGTCAAGAGAAAGCCCACCGAAGTGGGCTATTCTGTTAGTTTACAAGGTATAACTATCCCAGACTGTTATTTTTAACATCCATGGTCATTTGTTTAACCAATCGATATATCATTTCCTTGTGATACTCTGTGGCAAGATAGTCGCCTTGGCTTTCACCCGACTCGTATCCGTACTTGTATGCCGGAGTATCGATATACTGATTGCGTTCATCCATGCTGTTTAGTATTTCTCGTATTTTAGATGATTCTGGTTTTTTCTCTTTTATTGCTTTTGTCATTGTTATTCTCCAAATCTATCTATGCGATAGGTAGCTGCTAATGCCGCAGTCAGCTGTCGGTTATGTTCCATGGCTGCTTGATAGCCATCTTCAAAACCTTGTTTCCAAAGCGGGTTAGACATCATTTCTTCATCCGTTTCGTTAATTTCTTTTAACATCTCGCGTAGTGATTTCCCTTTGCCGGGCCGGCCTGGTCCAAATTGTGTCATATTGTCTCCTTAAACTGTTTCTGGTAATTTGCCGCCGATAGCAACAAATTTATTTTCTAAATCAAAAATGTCAACAGTATCGGAACCAATTACTTTATCATCTTGCTTTTTTTGTTTTATTATCGAACGCGACACATCTTCTGAAACTTGTAGTTCTCGTGCAAAAATATAAGTATCTAAGAAATCACTATTGGTGCTTACACCAAACTCGTCAAAAGTCATTTTTTCTTGTGCAATGCGACTTCTGCAGATCATTACCCACAATAAAGAATTTTTTAGAACTTCAGTTTTAGACATTTGTTTAGCTGTTTCAAAATATAGTTCAGGATCTGGGAGTTTAGAAACAGCTTGGGTTGCAATCTTTTCAATACTTTTATAATTAGGATTATAGATAAGAAGATCTCTGCCGTTATCCCCACCTTTTTCAATTAACCAGCCAAAATTATCTTTAATTTGATAAGTTTTAATTTCGTCGTCTGTGGCTTCTCGATATTGAGGAATATCAGGCTGTGTAAACTGAGGATTTTTAAAGTTCTTTTGAACAGCCCTTTTTACTCCGGAGCCGGGTTGCGCGGGGTGATTGTTCCCTTGTCCTTGTGTTCTTTTAGAAACAATCCCTTGATTAATAGAAGGTTTTCCAAGTAAGGGACGATCAAGATCCATATATTTTGAAAACATATCTCTTAAAACTTCGTCAAGATCCGTTTTAAAATCTTTCTTAGTTTCTTTAGCTTTTTCTTTGTACCACTCAGGCATGTTTGCTTGAATCATACGAAGATTCTCGTCACTGTCAAACGCTAATTCTCCAGTTTCTTTTTGCAAGGTCACACGGTACTTGTCTGTAATTACAGCACGATCTGGCAATTCTACAAAAATACGGAAATGACTAAATTTATCTTGTATCCCTAATCTAAAGGCAATAGTTTTCCAATTTCGGTGAGTATTAACCTGGGTATCGTATATTTCGTCTCGCCACACAAATCCACTAAATGCAGTAGTCCAACTTGGACCATTTAAAAAATTATTAGACGCAGGATCGTCCGATCTTTCATATCCAGCTCCGATCGGAGCATCGTAGAAGTAATGTATCTTAATACCATCTACAGTTTCTACAGTTTCTAATCGAGGATCCTCGCCTCCAAACACAGATGCTCGTTTTGGATTTTGTTGTGCCTTTTCAAAAGCTTCAAGAAATGTTATAAAAGTGCTAGTTGCACCTTTATCTCCCGATTCATTGTTAGCACTTGGGTCAATTTTGATTTTAATATTATCAGGTAGTCTAAAATATCGTTTACATAGATTTTCTTTAATGTGTCCTGCATTGACTTTTTTACGTTCTTCACCGTCAGGACCAAATCCAAAAGTGTTCAAATAAGTATCTTGATTTACCTCTCGACCTAAAATAATAACTTCTGTAAAATCTTGACTAAGGTCGTAATTTCGATCGTTAGAGTTTTCGTTTATCCAATCTGTACATTCTAAAATCGGATATCCCTGACCATCTTCGGAGTAGGCAACGATATTAAAATCAATACCATTAGTGTACTCTTTGCCTAACCAAGCAAAGTGTCCCTTTCCCTCTTTATATGTGATAATTAGTAAATCACTCCAGTTAAGCACTGAAGTTTTAATACCGACACCGTAATTTGCATTAAGGCTGGCGGTTTTTCCGCTGCCGCCAAGTTTAAGTGCTTTTACCAGTTCAGTAGCTGTCATTCCACCTAGGTTAAGCACTGATAATTTATTTTTAAACTTATCTAACCCACCTTGATCTATTAATCCGTTAAGATGGAGTTTCCTTATCTTAATTTCTGCCGATTTGATATTTTTGTTGGAAATATAACTTTTGGTAGCTTCGAGAGCATTTTGAACTGCTTCACGGTACCACATCCACTCTGGATGATCTTTCACTAATAGACTGGTTATAACACCAGAATTGTCTACGCCAATTGTATAACTCATTTTAATTTTCCTTGTTTAAGTTTCTTGTACTCTGTTACGCATTGAACTGAGATTAACAAGTATGTTATTATACCTATTGATCTAATCTTAGACGCAACAAGTATAATATAACATAGTATACAACAAACTCCAACATAAATACAAGAGTGAGATTTACCAAAATATCGAATATTTTGTTCAAAATAAAAGGCACCTAGTGCCTTTGCCAAACTTAATTGGATTAGTCTAACCATTTTGCCTCGCAAGGCTCACCCCTAAGGTTCTTTACTGGTTTGCATATAGTCGTATACTCGCTATGCGAGCAAATTACTTAGTCTATTTAGGGTATGAAGTTACTGGTTACGGATTCCAGCGATACCTTTTATCTTGTATCCGATTTTAATTCCAATATCTAGATGAATCTAATCGATCCCAGTAGGCTTTGTTATTGCGATTAACGAAGTTCTTGATTAGGTATTTGGCCATGCCCAAGTATCCCATCTTCTTAAATCTGCGACTGTCTTGTCCAAAGTGATGACGTATAATTCTAAACTTCTTAGGGCTGTATTTGCGAGACAAGAAGAAATCTTCACTTGTTGAAAACTGTTCAGGGAAGCCGCCATATTCTTCAAAGCGATCTCTGCGTGTCAGCATGAACGCTCCTACAGCAAAAGGACTAAAGTATTTCAATGCATGATTGATTAGATTAAATGCCGTGAATCCAATCTTTGCTCGTAGGTCCTTGTCATAGCACTTGATGTTTAGACCAATAAGATCTAGGTTCTTGCTTTCTATTAGATCAACAGCATCTCGTATCACAGTATCTTTAAAGAAACGAACGTCAGCATCGATGAACAATATGTAAGGTGTAGTTACCAAACGTGCTCCATTGTTCTTAGCAACAGATACTGGACCACCGTCGATGACTTCAACATTCAGTTCGTCCTTCATTATTTCTATAACTTCTCGAGTGCGATCTGTAGAACAATCAGCAATAATAATTTTAGTATCGCCTATCGATTGCTGACGTAGGTGCATTAATAAATGTGCAATATAGTTTTCCTCATTTTTGCAAGGAACCACAATGGTAATTTTTTCACTAAGTTTCATTTCTTTACACACTTCCCTTCAATTTTAAATTGACTAAACTTCAACCAATAGGTCATAGATTGTAAACTTTGTTCACAGGCTGTTTGATTCTGGAACATCAATTCTATTCGTCCTGGTATGTCTTGCGGATTGTTTGTGTGTACCGCTATTAATATCATTATCCACATTGTCGCTCTCCTTGGTCCAAGTTACGACTTCCCAACGACCATCATGGTGCTCTACAAGTGCTGTGCATGATTCAACCCAGTCGCCGTCGTTCATATAGATAACGCCGTCGATTTCTTTAATTTCTGCATGGTGTATATGCCCACAGATAACACCATCGAACCCACGTTTTCTGCAATAGGCTACTAGATTCTTTTCAAACTGGAATATAAAGTCTACGGCCTTTTTAACACGGGCTTTGAGATACTTGCTCAGGCTCCAATAGCCAAAACCCATGCGGTGACGTAGCCAATTGAACTTGCTGTTGGCAGACAGGATAAAGTCATAGGCCTTGTCGCCAAGAAATGCCAGCCAAGGTGCCAGACGGGTAATACCGTCAAACAAATCCCCGTGTGTGACTAGATAGTGTTTGGTGTCAACACCTATGTGCTCTATTTGATTTACGATTTCAATGTTGCCAAAGTTAATACCATAGGGCATTAAGGGGCGGAGAAATTCATCGTGATTGCCTGCTACGTAGATTACTCTGGTGCCACGTTTGGCATGTCCGAGTATACGTCTTACAACGTTGGTATGACTCTGCTTCCAACGCCATTTGTTTTGTTGTATGCGCCACACATCTAATATATCCCCAACGAGATAAAGTGTTTCGCAGGTATTGTGTTTGAGGAAGTTGTTGAGCTTGTCTGCTTGACAATCCCTAGTCCCTAAATGTACATCAGATATAAAAATAGAGCGATAAGTTTTGGCTGTCATAGCCATATTTATCGCTCTAAGGTGTGTGTAATGTTACAGTTGTGTTAAATCTGTACCAAGGTCTATTTATTAACTGTTTAACACTTTTGCCACCGAATTCATTACACTGGCGATACGTCCAATGTCACGAAGTTGTTCTACTGTATAGCCTTCTGCCTTGAGTGTTTCGTAATGTGCCTTAACACAGAAGTGACACTTGCCCACAATGCTTGCTGCCAAACTGAATGCTTCAAAATTGGCCTTGGTTGTGCCGCCATGGCTGGCAATAGCGTTCATGCGTAACTGAGCCGGCAAGCCTTTGAGTGCAGGATCTTCGGCCATTTCAACATAGGGATACCATACATTGTTTTGTGCCATAATGCTGGCAGCAGTCATTGCGGCATCTGCGTGAACAGGAGCATCAGCCAACATAACAGCCAACACCTTTCCGTTGCCAGTTGCAGCCAATGCAGCCACAGCACAGCCCATGGCCACATCAGCATCCAATGTGCTACGCAAAAGAACAGCGTCAAGATTTAACTTAGTGTCCTTAGCATAGTCGGGCAATGCACCCTTTACTGTTTCAATAAAACTCATTTTAATATTTTCCTGATGCTAATACGATTTGACAAATATGTTCTAATCGTTCAATGTGTTCAAATGCTCTCCACGGGCTTGTATCAATTGCAACTACTCCGTGTCCTTTAATACCTACAATGTCAAAACCAATTGTACCATCTTTACGAAGCCACAGATTTTCGTGACAACGATCAGCAAGTTCTTGACTGATAGGAGGCACATCTCCCACGTTCTTTGCTACCTTAGTATAACGGTTTAGTTCTGGGAACTCTTCACTAATAGTGCTTAGATCAATCCCGGCATGCATGGCCGCAATACAATATGTAGGATGTAAATGAACAACTACTCTGACTTCATTGCTGTGTTGACCCATCTTCTTTTGTAAACCAAAGTGTAGAGGAATCTCGCCGCTGGGTTTTAGTTTTTCACTAATGTCAGTGTAAGGTAGTTCATGCCAGGTATAACGATCAACAGGTTGATACATAATACCAATCTTCTTGAACTGATCAGGTTGCATAGTCTGCTTACGGACGCCGCTGGGTGTGATGTAGAAATGATCACGGTCGTGATGACGAATGCTGACATTGCCATCACGACTGGTAATCCAGTTGCGTCTATATGCTTCAACTAATGTATCGCAGATAGTTTCTAACATTACTTGTTTCCGATACCGAAGTATTTTTGCAACACTTCTAGCTTATCTTCATACTCTGCAATATGCGCAATTTCAGTTTCTACAGCACCCATCCAGTCAGTGTGATCGTGTATTGCCATAGGATTATTCAACATGACTTCTACATTCATCTTGTGTTTGATAATCTGTGCTGTAAAGTTTGCTTCTAATGCTTTAAGTAATTGTTCTTTCATTTATGCTCCTTGATAAAAGTTTAAGTTATCATCTTCAGCGAGCTCTGGAGTGTTCCAAACATTACGATTGTTCCATTCACGAATACGATCCAATCGTTCTTGTTCTGTCATTTCATAACATCTAGGATTACGATCAGGCTGTCGCAGTGTGTCAATGCCTCGTTGAAGTTTAAACATTACAGAGTCTCGCCGCCAACTGTGCGGTTACATGCACAGAGTTCACCAGTTTGTAACGCATCCAATACACGAAGTGTTTCTTCTGGGCTACGACCAACGTTCAAGTTGTTAACAGTAACGTGCTGGATTTCGTTGTTAGGGTCAACGATGAATGTTGCACGAAGTGCAGCACCTGCTGGAGCATAGAATACTCCCAACTGTTCAATCAAACTCAACTCGCCACGCTGTGTGTCAGCGAACTGTGTGTGAGTGATCTTCTTCAAATCAGCGTGTGCGTTCTGCCAGCTAACTTTACAGAACTCGTTGTCTGTGCTACCTGTTAGCAATACAGCATCGCGATCGGCGAAGTCACCTGCTAATTTGTCGTAGGCTACGATTTCTGTAGGGCATACAAATGTAAAGTCCTTTGGATAGTAAACGATCACTTTCCACTTACCTGGGAAACTCTCATCTGTGATGTCAAAGAACGCATCTTCTGGTTGTCCTGGCTTAACACCTGTGACTGTAAATGGGGCTAATTTATCGCCAACTGTTTTCATATCTTCTCCTTGTGTGTGTTGAAAACTAACTCTTCAGTGTTTATACTGATATACTATTATAATAGTATTTAACTTGGAAATCAACCTTTTTAATAGATTCGTCCAATAATTATTTCAATGACGATTATAGGAAAAATTAATATCAAAAAGAAACCCGCCGAAGCGGGTTCTGCTATTTTTGATTACAAGGTATAACTACCTCGGACCGCTGTTTTTTAGGCAGCTAGAGCAAATCTGCTTTCATTAGCAGCACCGCGAACGGTGTTACCAGTGAAGCTCATTGCGCTGAAGTCAAATGTATTTGCGTTTGCATTTACGTGTTTTGCTTGATTTACAGTCATCGCCTACTGTGTTGCCTTCTCCACTATCTCACCCTGTCGAAACCTTGACTGGCCCATCAGAAGCATACTTGGAAGATTTATTTACCGCTGACTATTACTCTTCCCCAGCGTCACTTTAGTATGCTTCTGGTGGACCAGGTGGGAGTCGAACCCACGTCCAGAATGCCTTCACTTTGAAGGGATTACAACAATTCCTTAAGCAGGCTGAATATTGCTGGCCTGCTGGCCTTTCTGCCCCTGAGTCACTTCAAACCTTACACTTTGTCCTTCTTGTAGGCTCTTGAAGCCACTCGAATTAATCTGTGAAAAGTGAGCAAATAAGTCTGCGCCACCATCGTCCGGAGTAATGAATCCAAAACCTTTGGCGTCGTTAAACCATTTTACTTTTCCTGTTACCATTTTACTTTTTTCCTTGTGTTAAAAATGTTTATCTGTGTGTGTGATTAAAATTGATTGTTAAACCAACCAACTTTTTTACCTTCTGCAATGCGTTTTTCATATGCTTCTACACTTCCGGGCCATCTCCAGGCCCAAATTGCCACCAAGCACATAAAGGCTGCTGTATATAGTATACCACGAGTAGGCACATTTGTCAACCACATGATTATCAAACTGCTGCTCATCATGGCCAACATAAAGTATTTCATCTTGGTTGGGAATACCCTGCGCTCATTCCAATTAGTCAAGAATGGGCCGAATATTTTGTGGTTGTATAACCAGGCATGCATGGTAGGCGACCCTTTGGCAAAACAGTATGCGGCAAACACCACAAATATACTGTAGGGTATGCCGGGAGTGATTAATCCAATATAGGCCATGCCTAGGCTAAGAAACCCTAGTATTTTCCAAAATAATTTTTTCATATTATGCTGCCACCACTCTGTTAGATATTGCACCAACAATAATATCGGAGTGTAAATTTGGTGTAAATTTTCCGCCTGCTGCACCATTCAGTGTTGCTAATTTATTTTGAGACGGTGTTTTCTTGCCTCCATTCGGCAATCCCGGAATTGCATAACTCACGTGTATCCACACAGTCTTGTTTGGTAGATATTCCAACAGCAGTTGATCGTAGGGAATGTTTTTACTAATCCATACAGCAATATCAAAATAATCGTGTGCGCCCACTCCTCTAAACTGTAGGTCCATGGCCTGACCGGTGCCGTGTTGGCTTTTAGGATCGTTGTGTCTAAAACTATTGGTTATGGTTGCGTTTGGATATTTGGCCTTGACAGGTTCCCAAACATTTAATGCCAGTGCCGCTAGATTATTGACCACCGCACTTGGGCCGCTGACTGAAGGTGCGCATTGTGCTAGTTGAGGAATGGTTCTAGGAAAGGTAACTGCCTTTATCATTGTACCTAGTGTGGTGCCGTTGGGTGTTAGAACAGTAGCAAAACTTATGTCGCCAGTAACTGCCGCAGCGTCCCGCCCTTGAACCGGCGCACCAGGACCTACACCATCTGTTTTAGGAGTCGGAGTTGTAGTAATAATCTTGTATTCTTCAGCAGTAATTCTACCTTCTGCGAGAAATTGATCAGCTTGAGCTTTGCCCGCGGTATTATCGTCATCACCTTCTACGTTCTGCACAGCTGCTGTCACAGTGACCTTGGGCACAGTGGTAGCTGTGAATGTTCCCGGTGTTGTGGCTGCATCATACAGAGCAATTTCAACACCATTGGCAAAAACATTAAAGGGATTATATAGGGGTTCTTGACGACTTAGTGTTCCGGCTGCATGATTATGCGGTACAAGAAAATGTCCACCAACACTACTAGATCCCGCGCCGGGGGTGGTCGACTGTGTGGTAGGAGTAGTTGCCATACACTATTTAAGCCAATGCAATACCAGTGGTCTGCTGTATGAACTGATCAGCAAACTGTTTGTCTGTGGCTTCTGCCACTGCCACCACAGCTTTGGCTATTCTGATTTCTTTGCTGGGATCTACAGTAAACAGATAGGGCATTAACGCTGGACCTTTTGGACTCATGGCAATCACCATAGGATGAGCTAGTTTGTAGTGCATGATTTGATCATCAACCAGCTTTGCTACCAACTCTTCTCCACTGGTTAGTTTCACTGTGATCACTTCACCTACTGTTACGCCTTTGTCAATTAACATTCTATTTTTCCTAGTTTAATATCCGCTACCGTTAAATCCGGTTTCGTCGATGTATTTTCTTAATTCTGTAAATCCACCAATGGATGTTCCGTTGATGATAATTTGTGGCACTGTTCTAGCATTCGGAACAGCTTCTAATAATTCTTCTCGAGTGTATCCATCTCCGATTTTACGTTCTTCAAATTTAATACCTTGTTGTTTCAATAATGCCTTGGCCTGATCACAATAGGGACAATTATACTTGCTCCATATAATAACTGGGTTCATTTTGTTTCCTTTATTAACCTGTGTATACAATACCGCCGTTCTTGTCTGTGACTCTGACCAGCAGCATGCCTTTGTTTTTATAACTCAGTGCTGCTGCTATGGCCGCCTGCTCATTGCCATAGTGTCCTATGGTAGTCCAAGATTCGTAGGGATTGCTTCTTTTGAACTGTGCTTTATACATGATTTATTATATAGCCGGAAGAGCGTCATAGTCAAGATTTTCGCTCATTATACCTATGACATAATTGGTGCTTTCGCTTTCTTGCAGAGCCGTTTGCTTTTTGCTGGTATCAACGTGTTTGTTAAACCAAGGAATTGGAGTTGATCTTGGAGCAGCTTGTTGATATTTAATTCCGATTTCTTTAAGTGCGCTGACTGCTGTGTAATCCACAAAGTCTTTGAGAATGTTGGCATTCAAACCAATCACTGGTCCTTTGTTAAACAAATAGTCAGCCCAGGCTTTTTCTTCACGGATGACATCTAGATACAGTGCATATACTTCTGCTTCGCATTCTTGCTTGGCTTCTGCAAAGCGGCTGTCTTCTTTGACCACTTGATTGATAAGAAAGGCAGTCCAACCTTTGTGTAGAAGTTCATCTTGTAGGATTAGGCTGATAATGTTTCCATTGCCAATAAAGATCTTATTCTCTACCATGGCCAAGCTGGTAGCGAAAGATACCATAAAGCGGAATGCTTCTAGTGCATAGCTGGCATGTAGTGCCATCCAAATTGCTCGGATATATTCTTTCTCTGGAATGTTTTCACCCATTTGTTTACGGCAGTTGACCATGTGCAGTGCTTCATAGTAGTTGCCAACACTTGATGCCATGTCTACAATTTCTTTGGTATCATGAATAGTATTGAACACATCCTTGGGCACATTGTAGATGTTACGGATGATGTGACTATAGCTCTTGCTGTGAATGTTGGTTTCAAAGAATGTCCAGTTATAGACCAGTGCTTCTAATTCTGGCAAACTGATAACAGGCATGAATATTTGGCTTGGACCACGTCCTTGCAAACTGTCAAGAGCAGTTTGACGTAGCAAGTTGCTGGTAAAAATATGCTTGACTGCATCTGAGGCTTCTTTGAAATCATTTGAATCTTTGGTAAGACTGATCTCTTCTGGCTGCCAAAAGAAACCACGTGCTGTGGCTTCAAAGTCGGCAATCTTTTTGTATTTGACTTCTTCAAAGCGTTGTATGGTTACCGGGCCAGCTGGGTCCAGAAACATTTTACGATTAAGGTAGTCTGTCTTTGTGTTTAGGTTGTATTGTTGTTTACTCATTTGTTGTGTCGTATGTTTGTTGAAAGATATCTTTCTTTACTGCGCCGTAGTCGCCCTCGCCATGACGTACAATGTAATCGTTGCCTTTGGTATAGTTTAGATCACCCCATGATGTGCGTAGCACACCATCATGATCTGCAAGTTTCGCTATCTTGGGGATCTTCTTAGGTGTAGCGATACCGTTTCCTTGATCGTCTTTGAGATTTTCAAACTTCTCTGGAGTAATAGGATATTTCTCACCTTTTGGACCTGTCATGATATAATGCCCTGCTTCATATCGAACTGGCCCTTCTAGGGTATCGACTGTTCCGGGTTCTTGGGCGATTTCATACTTTTCTTCAGCTGGTTTTTTAAAAGTTTTAAAAGCACCATCCTTGAACCATTCATCATCTACCGTAGTAGATTCTGAAATCAAATCAATATATTCTCTTAATGTTTTCATAATTTGCATGCTTCACAATCTTCGTCTTCTTCTATGACTTCACGTTCGTTGTGGAATCCGTTGTAGTGAACTTCTGGTGTTCTTTGTTCTTGTCTACTGCCAGCTTTGTTAATCAAACTATAGTAGAATGTCTTCAATCCCCATACATGTGCCTGCATGAGATTCTTGGCTATCAGTGTAGTGGGAACTTTTCGATCTGCGAAGTGTGCAGGATTGTAAAAGGTATTGGTTGAAATACTTTGATCCACATATGCAGCCAACACCGCAGCTGTTTTCAAGTAGCCGTCACAGTCTTTCTGGTCCCACATCATCTGATACTTGTGTTTCAATCTATTGTATTCTGGAACCACCTGTGTGAATGATCCTGCCTTGCTTTCTTTGGTAGAGATCAAACTCATAGGCATTTCAATTCCGTTGGTGGAATTGATAACCACAGAACTAGACTCCACAGGTGCGATAGCCATTAATGTAGCATTTCGCACACCGTGTTGTTTCATTTCTTGTCGGAGTGGTTCCCAGTCAAGCTCTGGGGTAAAGTCAGTGAGTTCGTTGACTCCTCTGGCTCTTCTTTCCCAAGGGAACTCTCCCTTGCCGTATCTGGTGTGATCGGAATCTTTGCAACGTCCTCTTTCTTTCGCCATTTCGACCGTGGCTTCTGTAAGGTAAAAGGCTTGATGCTCCATCCAAACTTTAACTTCTGCCAGTGCGTCTTTGTCGCCATATTTTATTCCCCTTCTTGCATGCCAATAAGCAAGGTTGGTCACTCCGATGCCTAAGGGTTGGATTTCATCGTTGCTGAGCTTGCTTTGGATGCTCAAGAAATCTTGATAGTCCAAAATATTGCACAGGCTACGCTGTAGTATGCGACATGCACGGCGCATGTCTTCTGGGTTACGGAACGCACCCCAGTTGATGGATCCCAGTGTACATAACGCTATGCGTCCTGTCTCGTCGTCTAGTCTTTTAAATGGACGAGTCGGTAGTAAGATCTCACAGCACAGGTTACTTTGATATATGGTATGATACTCTGGATCAAATGGACCCTGCTCCATAACATTATCAATAAACACCAAATAGATGCGACCTGTGTCTGTACGCTCCTTGAGAATGCCTGACCGAAATACTTCTTCAGCACTCATTGTTTTCTTACGCAAGTCTTTGCGTTTTTCGTATTTTACATATAGCTCTTCAAATCTCTGTGTGTTTTTATAAAATGCTTCGTATAGGTCTGGGACCTCATTAGGATCAAAGAAGGTTATGTCTTCTTTGTTTTTAAATCGTCTCCAGAAGAAAGCACTAAGCACAACCCCATAATCCATATGACGGACTCGGGTTTCTTCTGTTCCTTGATTGTTTTTAAGAACAATAAGATCATCAAACTGAAGATGCCAAATAGGATAGAATACAGTAGCACTTGCATTACGAATACCTCCTTGTGAGCACGAGCGCAAATCTCCAAACCACTTCTTCAAGAAGGGAATCATACCTGTGTGCATGATTTCGCCGCCTCTGATGGGACTACCCAGCGATCTCAAGCGACCAATCTCTAGTCCAATGCCAGCACGTTTGCTGGCATACTTGGCCATCATCTCACCAGAAGCAAATATGCTATCCAGATCGTCGTCACTGCGGATAAGAACACAACTAGAAAACTGCTTAGTAGGAGTGCCGAGCCCAGCCAACACAGGTGTAGCAAGAGTAAACAAACCATCGGATGCCGCTGTATAATATTCTTTAATGTAACGCATTCTTGCAGCATTCGGCTCTTCTTTATGGAACACAGTCGCTGCTGCCACCATATATCTAACTTGTGGAGTTTCATAAGTTTCCTTTGTCGCACGATTTTTTACGAGGTATTTCTCAATTAACTGTTCAATGGCAGCATAGGAATACTCCTCATCCTTGGCATGATCAATGAAGTCATGCATGCGATTCCAATCATCCTCCGAATACCATTCTAGAAGTTCTGGAGTATACAATCCCACAGAAACATTCTTCTTGACGATGTCATAAAGGTGGGGAGGCTCGTATTGTCCATACACATCCTTTCTTAACATGCTGAGTCGTTGTTTGCCCGCTACAAATTGATAATTGGTATTGCCTACATCTGGATTTGATTCAACATCAATTAGATCCACTATGGCTCTTAGTGTGAGTCCATCTATAGCTGCTGTAGTGATACCATCGTAGAAGTGAGGTTGTGCTTTGATTTCTATCATCGACTGACTTACATCAGCGATGCCTTGACAGACTTTGGCAACCTGCGCTTGCCATTTTTCTACTGCCAACGGTTCTTTGTTGCCGTTTCTTTTAATAACTGTGATGCTCATTTATCGTTCTCTGTTTTATTGTTGTGGGATATTTATTGCAGTTTACTAACTGCATATATTGTCTTGGTATCGAGGTTTTTGAGTTGTGCTGCGCTGACTACTGTGCCATATTCAAGGTTAAGAACCCGGTCGTCGCCGACTACTAACATGTATTGGTGATGTTTCTTTTGTGGGCACATAGACATATGTATCTCGCATTTGGTATCAATAAACCGCTGTGTTAATTTAATAGTATACAGCATTCCTAGCACCAATGCAAGATCATCTAGCCTAAGATCCAACATGAGATGCCATGGATCGGGCCATTCTGAGGGGAGTTGTGGATCTAAATACGGGCTTACAAAAGGTGCATGACACCAAAGTTCAGCAACATCTTCCAATGGAGTTGGACTTGTTTCTAAACTTTCTCTAAACTGTCTCCACGCTGCTAGTCTTTTGGTCCCATACTCGTCAAACACCGTAGGCCACATCATACGATATGGACCCGGTTATACCGGTGGCAAGAGGATTTTTATAAGTCAACATCACAGTGTCTATTACTGGCGCTGTTGAATCATCTAAGACGGTGTTACTGCTCTTAGACACGCTGAATTCAAAATTGGTCATTGTGTTTCCTCCCGGTGATATCAATGTGTTAGGTGAATATGTAAAATTGTCTAGTATTGAAACATCACTGCCGTGACTGGCAGGACTGAGATCGTCACCGATGGCAATAATTAGTTTACCGTATCTAGTGTGTTCTCCTAGCTTTAGACAGTAATTGATCTCTGTGAATTTATTCTGCGCAGAAAATGCTGCTAGAGGTGTAAAACTATCTGACAAATATATCAGAGCATAATTTTTGTCAACTAAGGTCACTCCTGCGCTGTTATATACTTCTGAGAACGCTGCTGTGGAGGCGCCAACACTAACAGATTGTTGTCGATTGCTTGAACAGTCTACCAATACATTTCCTATCATCTCGCCAAAATAAACCATGTAGTCGTTGGGGTTGGCACTGTTACCTAACCCGTTACCAACATTGAAAAATTTTGCTCTTTGTATTAGTGTGCCTTGGCCAGCAGTGGCTCTAAAGGCCTGATTGAATATTTCCTGAAACTCACAGTCATTGATCTGCCATCGGGTGCCTTGTGTAGCCACTCCTTCAACATAAATCGCTGTGTCGTTGACAAAAAATTCACAGTCTTGAAATCTTATATCTGTATCGAAGACTGCGTTTTGTAGACATTTTATAGATATGGCATTTTCTTGAAACACACATTTTTCAAAAGTCACATTGGTAGTTCTTATACCAACTAGAGTGTTTTGCCAAAACACAGCTGCTGGTGCTGTTGCTATGACAGTAGTGTTGCCTAGAGCATAACTGCCAAGAAATTTCACAGCATTAAATTCGCTGTCTGCTACACCAGACAAGGTTAACTGTCCAGTAGTGCGTTTGATGGTAAAATTACTGAAGTGGAGATTAGTAGGTCGGTTGGTGCTGTTGAAATCCCCTAGATCGAGACCTTGACTGGTTATAACTCTTATGTTGTTACTTCCGATATTCAGCACAGCACCATGTTGAGTTTCTCCACGGAGAATTACTCCGCTAGGCACATCAAGGTCGCTGGTAAAAAGATATTCACCATTGGGTATTAACAGTGTTTTCTTATAGATGTCGTTGGCATTTCTAAACAGTTCTGTGAACGCAGTTTCAAATGCTGCCACACAGTCTGTGCTACCATCTCCTACAGCACCGAAATCTGCTACACTCACTGTTTCGTCTAATTTGTTCTGCAGACTTCTTGGTATGCTGAGACTGATCGCGGTGTCATCACTGGCAAATCGATAGCTGGAAGCCAGCTCTAATATGTTGTCATGTTCGGTGAGAACTTTGGTGTTGCCCACATACGGAGCACCTTCTAATACGCTGCCGTTACCTATAAACAGTTCTTGGGAATCTATTGCCCACGCAAATTCAGCAGAGCTTAATTGTGGAATGCCACTGTTGGAGTTTTTTTGGCCTCTTCTGACCTGGATTTTCGAGATTTGGACAACGGCCACTTTGATATCCTCTATGTTCTATAGAGTATTTATCTTCCTAGGGCGTAGTATTCCTCTACCTTTGTAAGCCAAGCATCTTGCCACTTGTTAAAGTCTGCAGGTTCTAGTGTAAACTGTTGATATTGAAAATCACGACTGCACATAAAAATAACACCTTTTTTAATGTCTGTGCCGTAGACTTCATTATGTGCTAATATATAGGCCATTAGTTGTAGGTAATAGTCTTCTACCCACTCTGCTTTCTTAGGCTTGTTGGTCTGCTTGTGATCCATAACTGCAGGCTCGCCTTCATGCACACCCACAAGGTCAGTGGTTCCTGAAAACAGTCCTGGAAAGTAAAGACTCTGCTCCATGGCCCATACTTCGCTGACTTTGCTGAGTCCGTTCTCGATAATAACATCGGCCATTTTATTGGCCTGAACATGCACAGGTGCATTACCGGGTTGTCGCTGCTCGCCAACAATAAATCGTTCTAGATTGGCATGCATGGCAGTGCCTACTCCAGCAGCTTCTGTTGTGATCTGCTGTGCTTTTGCATGACCGATTCTATCTCGCCATTCGTTTAAGTGGGTCATGTCCTTAGTGGCCGACAGAATGGTTGTCACACTAGGAAGGCTTTCTCCGTCAGGTGTTAGATACACTCGTTTGCGTGTGACCGGATCATTGATCTGTTTGCAGTTTTTATATTGAATGCGTTCAATGAACGGAGGGGGAGTAAAAATAGTAGTCATCCTGTATATATTACAGGAATAATATTAGTTTGTCAAGCCTGAGCAGCTAATTGCTGTGGAGCAGCAGATGCTGCCATTTTGTCCACTGCGTCTTGGCTGGTCTGGCCTTGTTTAACAGGAGTTTGTGTATCTTTGTCTGTGCCGGGCACATTCAGCTCAATGCCATCAGCATTGAAGTTTTTCACTAGACTCTGTATGATTGGACTGGAGTCATAGATGCTTTTGAAAGTTTCATAGTCAGCACCCATTTCAAATCCGCTGCGGTCAGCTATCTGCTGTAGACTCTTCCAATTCAACTTGGCAGCCTGTTTTTTAGAGGATGACCTACCTACAAAGTTTTTGAGTATCATCACAAACTTGTCGAGGTTGGCATCTGTGTCTACAAATTCAAAAAATCTCATCCTAGTTCTGCCAATTGTTTTTGTAAGTCTGTAAGTTCTTGTTGCTTTTGTTTAATAGCATCTTGAACCTGTTTCTTTTGATCTTGTCTATCTTTCGCTGCCTGTGCTGCCTGTGCTGGATCCATGCCGCCACCCGCAAGTCCGCTGGCTTGTGCTGCTTGACCAACTGCTTTGGCTCCTTGTGATGCCACATTGCCTACAGCCTTTGCACCTTGTGACACTGCACTACCGACTCCTTTAGCAAGAGCAGCACCTCCTCTAAGTGCGGCACTACCCAAGGCAGCTGCTCCTCGAGCCACGCCGCCCGCTACTGCTCCTAACACCGGTAGAATTTCGTCTAGCTGTTGTTGTTCTTTAGCAGAAGTGATTTCATCGAGTCGCATTAGCCTGCCAATACTTTTAGTAGACTGCTGCTGCGGTTAATGCTTTCGCGCTGCTCACGGCCTGCATCGCCTAGACCGCCTGCTGCTGGTTCTGCTGCGGCAAACTCGTCTTCTCCGCCGATGTCGCCCATTTCGTCACCCATGTTCATCGCATCTGGCTCTGCTGGACCCATTTCATCTCCACCTACTGCAGGCTCTCCGCCTAGCATTTCTGCGCCTTGCTCTTCACCGGTGAGCATTCTCACTCCTGTGCTGAGTGTTTCTCTAGTGGTTTTAAGATTTTCCAGCGCCTGTTGAATTGCTGGGGCCACTGAACTGATAAAGTTCTTGGCTTGATCAGCACTCATTTCGTCGCGGATGGAATCACCTAACTGTAGCAGTGTGTCATTCTCCATACCTGACAGTTCTTCAATCCAACGGCTGACTCTGTCAACCATGGTCTTTGCTGTGACGATCGCAGAAGCTTGCTGGATCTCACCTTCTCTTAAATTACTCATATTGTCTCCTGTTTGTTCTATGCTTTCATTCTCTTTTTTGTAAATCTTATTGTCAGCTTTTTCACTGCCTTTCATACGATTCATAACTTTCTTTGCACTCTTGTCTGTGGTCATATAGTCGCCGGAAGTCATTGTGTTTACAATATCTTTGCCAGCTTTGTCTTGATAAGACTTCAAAGTGTTCTTACTTAATTCTGTCTGAATGCTTTCAGTTGGGTTCTCACCAGTGATGGAAACTGTCCAATTCTTGCCAGTAGATTCTGATTTTTTACGAGCCCAATCTTTTAGTTGTTCGTAGTGAGCCTGTTCACGCTGATCTTCAGCATACCGACCACGGCCCTTGAATACTTTCCACTTCTTGCCGTTGATACTAACAGCAAAGTTGTTTGGTGGTTCTGTGTTCCCCTCGTCCCAATCTTCTGGGTCACGGCCGCCTTCGTTGTTAACGCTTTCGTAGTCTTCATCACTGCCAAAGCCTGCCGAAGCCAGGGCATACCCATCATCAGTTTCTCCGCCTTCGTCATCATCTGATCCGCCGACCATGTCTTTGAATTGATCTTCTAGATCTTCTATGTAGTTGTCAAAGTCGTAACTATTAATCTCGCCACCGTCTTGATCACTATAGTTTCCATACACTTCTTCCACAGCTGATTCAACATCACCTTGGTTTAGAGCAGCTAGAATTTTATCGAAATCTGGATCTCCGTAGCCGCCGATTTCATTCATGTTTTCGTCGAATCGTTTAAGGATATCCATAAGTTCTTGTTTATCGATATCTGCACCTTCTTCAACTGTGGTATCTACTATGTGCTCTTGACGATCCATTAGTTCTGCAACAATAGCATCGTGCATGAACTGTGCCTTGGTCAGTGTTTCGTTTTCAATGGTTTCATTGAATCCGCTTTCTTGTCGTGCTGTGTGTATTTGGGTGCGTAATTTGTTACGTGCATCCTCTAGCTTTGTAGTATCAAAACTCTCTAGGTCTAGCCGTGTTCCAAATGTCTTAGACAACGACTCGTTGAGTCTTTTAGAAGATCTGTTGTTTTTAAAAAGGTCGGTTGTTCTCATTTTATGGGATCCAAATTGATGTAGTATTTATTCAATTCACAGCAAACGTTCTGCTTGATTTTTAGCAGTAACAGTTCGATCTCGACTCTCGCTGTAGCGAGCCCACAGCACATCTGCACGATCATAGTCCTGAATATGTATGGCTTTTTGATGCTGAGCCCTCAACATCTGGCTGTCAACAAACCAACGTCCGTATTCTTGATCAGCTCGATACAACTGATCAACTGATAAATGACTGTGTCTCATCGCCAGAATATTGGCCATTTTGATGGCCACAGAGTTCAAGTGTATTTCTGCGTAGAGTAACTGTGATTTCCTATAAAGGAATTTGAGATTGTCTTGATTGGTTATCAACACATCACCTACTAGAATACCCTCCGGAGTTTTAACAGGAATGATATTTTTAGATAATTCTCGACGAACTATCTGTTCTAGTCTACGGCTGATTTGTGTCATAAAAAAAGGACCTATGGTCCTTATTTAAGTGCTGTTACTTCATGCTCCGAAGAACTTGAGTATGGTCTGTAGATTCAACTGTCCAGTCCATCCTAGACCAGCTATGAATGCCATGCCTACCATGCCATACATCATCATCTTGTTTTTGCTTTGTTCTAATTCGTTGAGTTTTTTACCTAATTCTGCATGCTGTGTGCAGGAGGCATCATACATTTGATTTAATTTCTCCGTGAGTCCGTCACGAGTTTTGTCCAGGCAATCGTGCATGTCCTTGACATCAACTTTTATGTCATCTAGTTTCTCGCCAAGATTTGAAACCTGCGTTTCTACTATTCCAACACGTTCTGCTACTGTAGGCATTAAGGCCGTCTCCAATGTTATAAGTCAAGTGCTCGCTCCGAGCCATGTGCCTAGTCTATGATTGAATGCCTAATGGGTGCCTTTGAACTAGTATTTATGCTGACTATGTAAAAACACACTTTGCCTAAATCATTGTTACCCAAGTATTTATCATGTCACCTTGAGTTTGGAAGGCAGCTGGGTCTATGTCTTCACTGTTTTCTAAGTCAACAACCACAGGCACATGGTTGAGGTCATGTGCTAGCAGATAAACTGGATCACCGTCTTGTAGAAAAACCTGATCACGTTCGCAGTCAAACTCCCAGATCCAATACGTGGCCTTGCCTGATGCCGGCTCAGGCAGTCTTCCTGTGTGCTTTTTTGGGTCACGCAACCATTCCACATTGGATCGCATGCCTATGGCCTGTAGCAGGCTGTTGAAGTTGGCCTGTTGACCCAACAGAGTCTTGTCGGTGTCGTTCCTATCAGGTTGGCTGCGGGTTATATCTACGAGAGTAACAATTCGGTATCGTGCCATAATGTATGTATTTAACTCATAGAAATTCAGCCAACAAAAAAGGACCTTGCGGTCCTTTAATGCTTCCCATCCCTGAGAATTAACTAATTACAGTGCTGGTGTAAAGACTGCTTCAACAGTAACAGTGCAACCACCAATACCGGCTGCTGCGTCTGTTGTGTCAAATGTACCAGTGCCTTGAACACGCATGTATAATACGTCTGTTGTTCCGCTAGCAAAAGCTGAACCGTCTGCTGTACCAATTGCTGCTACAGTGAATGCATCACCTGTGTTAGCTGGTAGGGCACCTGCTGAACCGCCTGCTAGTGTGATTGCGTTACGAATTGCTGTAACGTTTGCGTCTGTCATGTTTGTCAATGCAATTTTCACGATCAGCTCACGACCTACGTCAGCTTGGTTGATTACATGCTTTAGTGCGTTCGCACCAAATGTTGCGATTGTTGTACCAGTATTAGATACTGTTTCGACTCTTGATAATACGTCTGCCATGATAAATTCTCCTTGATCAATGACCTCGCTCAGAGGCCGGCAATATTAGGAATCACCTGATCCCTATGCAAGTATTTATATTGGATT